ATGTCGTATGCTACCAAGTTAGGCATAGCACGACGGATTAGTGAAATCATCACTGGGTCGAAACCAGCTAGTCCACCAGTCTTAGTGTCTAAGCCACTACCAGATAGTGCGTTTGTACCGATAGCACCAGAAGTGTTAGATGCTTCGTTGATCATACCACGCTCTTCGCGTAGCTGTGATTCTGTGTTTTCCAACAGAACAGCGGTAACTGCCTTTCTATAGTTGTCCTTAATGGTGCCAGCACCTTCGTGACTTAGAACAGGAGACCACTTTTCTGTTAGAGCTTTTGAATTAAACATTTTGCTCCGTTAAGAAAAAATTGGGATATATTTAATAATTATTGCCAGCGATTGAGAGCGTCAAGGTATGTTGCCATTGCTGGTGTTACCTCTTCGCCTGCTCCTTCAACTGGAGATTCATCTGCAACCTCAGATTGAGGTGCTGCTGCTTCCTTGAAGTAAGACTCTTTGATAGTTTTCACTTTCTTAGAGAAGTCTTCTTCGGAAACAAACTCAACACCCTCAGCGAGTGCAGCGAGTTTGTCCTTCTGAGTATCTGCCAATCCTTCTGAAACAGTGTTCAGAATAACAGTTTTTGCAGACTCGTTTAGACGGGTTTGTAATTTCACATTAGCCTTAACCTGTTCGTCAAGACGCTCTTCCATTTCACGAATTGATTCAGCCATACCTTCAACCACATCGACCTTCTCGTCGGGGATTGCGATATAGTGCTCTTCAAAGAGACCCTTCAGACCTGCAATGAAGTCTGTAGTGATCTCATTTCTGATTCCACGGTCAACAGCAACTTGATTTTGCTCCATCCATTGACCGATGGCGTAGTTTACTGTGCCATTAACTTCTTCTGAAAGTTCTGCTTTAGCAGCAGTGAGCTTCTCTTCGTGCTCTTTGGCAAAGTGTTCTACAAGCTTTAAATACTCTTCATTGAGTTTTGCTTTGATAGCAGCTTCAAAGATAGTCTTTGCTTTCTCAGCAAACTCTTTTGAGAGTTCTGTGCCTTCTAATAAGGCATCAACATCAGCGGAAACATCAAGTTCTTCAAATGAAGGCTTGATAGGATAGGTAACCTGAGGACCAGTGCTAGTTGCATATGCTGCATCTGCACCAACGCTAGGTTGTGGATCCTTTCCACCCTTACCAGCGGTTGAGGTCACGCTGCTATCTTGTGAGACAGGTGCCGCTGCTTTAGCTCCAGGATTATCCTCACCATCGTCGTCATTCTCGTTAGGAGTAGTGGACGTTCCACCAAGATCAGTTACTGACTGACCAGCAGGTGCTGCGCTAGGAGCTACAGTAGGTTGAGGATCCTTGCCGCCAGACGATGCTGTCTGTGCGTCAGAGACCTGTGAAGGCTCACTACCAGTGCCAGGAATAACGTTAGCAGAAACGGTAGGCATTGGATCAGCCGCGTTCTCTACGATCACCTTTTGCTCGGTAACGAACTCCTCAAACTTTTCGTTAAGCTTATCTGACATTTGAGTTTACCTCGTAATTTCCGTATAATTAATCTAAGTTTATTTATAAATCAGAGTTTTCCGAGGAAATCCTCAAACACTTTGAGGGTTCTCTCTTCCAACTCACGGCGTGAACCGTTGTCGATATAACGTTGGTATTTAGCAACTTCACGCTCTTTTAAAATACCATTTTGCCAAACCCACTCTTTACCTTCCATGATGCCATCGACAAATGCATCTGGTGCGGAGGGGTCTGCTACAATATCTGCAGCAGTGGTTAACATGAAGTCATCTGCAACAATGCTGCAGTCTTCACTCTTTTGAATACTACCCATGCCTCTAGATGAAACGCCCAATTTGACGCCTTCTCCTAGAAGAGATTTAGCAATATTACCCATTGGTGTATCAAGGATTTGCGCCTTGCCAATGAAGTTATTACCTTCTGCTTTTAGACTTGTGATCCTATGAGAAACCCTATCAAGGTTAATAGTAGGACCGTCTGGATGACCAAGTTCTCCAAGAGCACGTTTTGATTTTACATACTCTTCATTGTATCTCTCAACCTCACGGTTAAGGACACTAAAAGGATACATACGACCATTACGGTTCTTTAGTTCTGACTGAAGAAAAACACCCTCAATATAGAGAAGCTTCTTTCCGTTCTTCTCCTCAGTGAGGAGTTTAACGTCTTCAATCTGTTCCGTTATCAGTTTCATTTGTTTCTGTCTCGGTTGGTTCATCAAAAAATGTATTCGCAACAGTTTTCTTGTAGTCTGCCATAGCATCTCCTGCTTTGGAAAACAACATATCGTGAATCGCATCAATTGCTTTAGCTCTATCGTTATTACTAATTTGATTAACGATATCTACTTCACCTTGATGTGAATTTACTTCAGTTCTTTCTGCCATGATAATGATTCAATATAATTTATTTAGTATTATTGGTAGGTTTAGGTGCGGACTTTGCCCTTTTTAGGTCTCTAGCCAGCGCGTCATCCTCAGCTTTTGATTGCCTTTCTGCATCATCATCTGATTGCATTGATTGAATTTCTGGAGCAAGAGCTTGGTTTGCAGCAGTCATTTGATCCAGTGTATTCATTTCAGCAGGATCAAGTGCAAGACCAGTAGTAATGTCTTTCTTCATCTGCTTATCAATCTCACGCATATCCTTGTTAGTCTGTCCGAGAATATGCTTACGAACATACTCTACAGAGAAATACTTTCCAACAAAAGGATCCATCTGTGTGACAGTCATCATTCTTTGATTCATCATTTCAATGTTTTTCAATTCATTAAAATGATTATCAAATAAGAAGTCATACTGAACATGCTCCTTCATATCATCCCAATCTTCAGGAGCAATTACTCCCTTAAGGATGAGCTGAGTCTTGAGCATGTCATGGAACATCTCGCTAAATCTTTTACGTAAACGTCCAATGAACTTTGTGAACTTAAGTTCGTCTCTAAGGACTTCAGTGGTTTTACCAAGGTTGAATCCTTTATTGTCGTCTGTGAGACGGGATGGAGGAAGATTGAGGCTGTTATAAAGCTTCTTCTTAAAATACTCAACATCTTTGAGTTCGCCTAGGTTTTGTCCACCTGGCAGTGTAGTGATCTCAGTTCCACGTCCACCCTCTCTACGAGGTAACCAGAAATCCTCTAGCATACTCATGTGTTTTTTGTCGTCACGCATCTCACCAGTGTTTGCGTCATACACTAGCTTGTTACGATAGCGACTCATAACATCACGAAGATATTGTTCCGCTTTTACCTTAGGTAGATTACCAACATCAATGTAGAATATTCTACGTTCAGGAGCACGGGACAGTCTGTAGATAACAAGACTATCTTCGATCATTCTTAATTGATTAAGAGACTTGATTGCCTTATGAAGGAAACCAAGAGTCATTCTTTTGTTGAGATCTTGTAGTCCAGATGGTGCGAATGTAATACTATCCACTGCCATCTTGACACCTTGAGACAATGACATGTCTCCTACAGGACCAAGAACTCCACCTTTGTAAAAACCTTTTGGATTGTAGAGATAATAATCTACAAACGTACCGTATTCATACTCAAGTGCTGTGCCTTTAATTGCCTCACGAGCTAGAGAGTCTTTCGGTTTTTGATCAATTTTTTGTCGGACCTTCTTGATCTTCATTGGATCAATGTAACGAAGTTCCGTAATACCTTTCTTTGGATTATCTAAATCGATAACCTTGTGATAATATAAACGTCCGTCAATATACCATGAACGGACGATTTCGTGTGCTCTATTGTCAAAGTTTAAAAGTTTTTTGATGTATTCAAATTCATCTCTAACTTTTTTCTTGATATTCATTCCAGCATCTAGATTGTCTAGATTGATTTCTACTGGTGTATCATGAGCATCACTTACAATAAATTCATTAACAACTTCGTCAACTGCACTATCAACCTCAGGATGTAGTGCCATATCACGATAACGACGGATCATCTCAAACTCATTACGAGCTTGATTATCCGTGTCTACATATGTCCCATAGTAACCACCTGCTGCTACGGCGATTGCCTCATCAGCATTAGGAGGGACAGGGGACTGACCCTTCTGACCCTCCTTGCGATTAATCTGGAAGCCAAATAACTGACTCATGATTACTAAATGTAACTTCTTCTGATCTATTTATCAGACTACGCCAATAGCACTTGCGCCGTCGCGTGTACCACCTTGTGCAGTGAAGTAAGAATACTGCCACTCAACTGTGAATTCTTCAACCTGATCATTGCTGTCATAAGCTAGATCGATAGGAGAAACGTTAGTTGGGAAGCAATGTACTAATGTGTACTGTCTTAGGACAGCTCCACCTTCAGAAGAATCCTTCTCAAGTTGCTTAACAATTAATTCACCCATGTAACCATCACTCTTATTCGGTGTGAATAGAGGAGCGGAGTTATCATCGTGAGTATTAATGCTATTTGCCCACTGTTCAAAGAATGAACGAAGCTTGAAGTCCTTATCATTGAAGAAGGTAGCAGTCCAAGTATCGAAGGTTCTGTCACCTGCGATCTTAACTGTTCTTCCTCTGAAAGGAACCTCAATCACTCCCAAGTTAGAACCTGGAAGTGCTGCTGATTTACACATGATATTAATTAAATCCTGTTCAGATGTTTTGTCTAGAACGTTAGGAAATTTAACGTCAACCACAAACATATTTGGTTTGACGCCTTGCCCAATATTTTGCAAGAATGAACTTACGTTGTTGATTGCCATTGTTTTGTACCTCTTGTTTTTATCTCGTTATACTATTGATTATCTACCGACAACTTCAGCGAACGAAACGCCCGACTTAGTAGCAGTCACAGTAACTGTTACGTAGTTAATAGAGCGGGTTGGCTTGAGGTAGAGTTCAGCAACAAACTCATTTCTGTCAATGACTTCAGGAGTGTTGTTGGAATCGTCACACACAACCAAATAATCTGTAAGACCTCTGCGTGCCTGAACCTCAGCGAGGTAAGAACCAATAGCAGAAGCAAAACCAGAACGAGTGGTCTCATCATTTTGCTCAAAGAGAACAGCTTCAGCAAGTCCTCTTGCTCTCTTCTCAACATTAAGGAATAAACGACGAACGTTGATTCTGTCAAATGCAGAAGGAGAAGCTAGTGCAGTCTTATCTCCAAAGAGAATAGGACCAGCGCCAGGGAAAGCAACGATTGGGTTGACTGCAGAAGTATACAGATCATCTCTTGCTGCCTTGTTAGGATTGAATGCAAGTTTAACAACGTTTCTTAAACCACCTCTGTTAGTACCAGCAGGTGAAATCCAGTCATCGCTAATAGCAGATGTAGAAACACATAAACCAGCAACATCACCATTACAACCGATGTAACGATACTTGTCGTTAAATCTGTCATAGGTGTACTTAATACCACTGTCTTTCACAACATAAGAACTGGATCCAACTGTATCCATGAACTCTAGAGTGTTAGCAAGTTGTGTAGCAGGTGTAAGAGCAGCGCCACCAGAGGTAGCAACTTGGTCTCCACTCCAAGGAGAAACGAATGCAATGCAATCTTTTCTAGTGTTTGCAACTGCAGCAACAGAAGCTGCTTTTGCACGAGTATCGGTCTCATCAGCAGCGTCTCCACCCATAAGAACGAAATCGATTGTAGTCTCTTCTGTATCTAAGAAGAGGTCATATGCAGAACCAACCTCACCAGCGGTGTATGCATAGTCATCAACACCACCAGATAGAGCACCACCAGCAGTAGAAAGAATATATGCTAGTGTTAAAGGAGAAGCTGCAGTAGCACCGTAAGATGCTGCAGTACCACCAGGTGCTTCACCTACTGGACTATACTCTGAAGCACCTAATACTGCACCAGCATAGATGTAACCAGAGAACTCATTAACATAGTCCTTCCAGTAAGAAGATGCACCTTCAGGTGTCTTAGCATCAGACAACTTAGAAAGATATGTTAGTCTTTCAACGATTGTATTTGTGCTTTCATCAACAACTGCAACGTGTACTTCGTCAGCAGATAGATTACGCTCAGCAGCGAAAGCAGATGTGCCAGGACGAGGAGCAATATTTTTGTAAGTTAAACCAGTTGATCCAATTGGAAGTGCATTCCAGTCAGTTGCAGTAAATGCAGACTGAGTGAAGCTGTTACCAGTTACTGCACCAGCAGCACCATGCTTAATACCAACTGTGTTAGCATCAATAACAACTGTAACTTCGTGGTCTGTTGTTGCACCATCACTAAGTACATCACCAACTGATAGACCGTGACCAGCTTTGGTCATCTTAGAATCAGCAACCTTGTCAACGATTACAACGCGAAGGTTGTTACCGTCAGCACCAGCATCTCTTGCAGCAAACTTTTCAGAAGTTACACCAGCATCAAATGCTTCTTTAGTACCAATTAAAACTCCAGTACCAGATTCAGTTGCGTTTAGTACACCAGTTGCTGCACGAACAACTGCGAGTGATCCTCCATAGCGAAGGAATTCGGATGCCACTAACCAGTCACCAGCGTTAGCCTCAGCTGGTGCTCCAAAAGTATCGATAAGTTCTCTTTCGGATCCGATATTTGTAATTTTGCCTACTGGTCCACTGCGGAAAGAAGAAGCAATAGCAGCACGAATGGCGCTATTACCTACAACAACTGCATTGGATAAATCACGTTCCCTAATAACAACACCAGGCGAGACTTGACTTGCCATTTTTTTACCTCTTAGATATCAAATTTATCTAAAAGTATTTAGATTTTTCAATCTCTCAAGAGGGGAAACAATGCATGAACAACCTACCAGTCTGGATATTTCCAATCAGACATAGGTTCTCTCCTCTTTCTATTATCTAAAATTCTTTTTATAGTACAATCCTTACATTCATATGAATATGCTGAAGGTAAACCTTTCTTAGATTTCCTTGTCATGTAAAAATCTTCTATTAAATTCTTTTTCTTATTGCAGGATCTACAAGTTCTTTCTTTAAAAAGAAGGTGTTCTAAACTGAACTGCTCCCCAATATCCATCAGTAGTTCCACATATAGCCAACTTCTTCTTGCTTGTCTCCGTATGCCCACAGATCGCCGTCTGCATCAAGGAAGGTATCGTCACCCATGCCATCATCGATAAAACCAAAAGGAGCCATATCTTGTTCAATTTGATTTCTTTGTTCGTCATAGATCCTCCTCCTAATGTCTTGATCGGTCATTTCTTTAAAGTATTCTTGCATGACCAACCATGCAAATAATACCATACACATAACTAGGTCATCATGATATCCCTCATCTGCTTCCCAAGCTTGTTTCTTCTGTACAAACGTGGTTAGTTCTTGGAAAATTTGAAAGTCATTGAATAATAATTTATCTTCTTCAATAATAGCTTTGAGATTAGAGCAACCAATCTTCTTCACGGTTACACTCATCTTAACACCTAGTTGGGTTTTGTTTCCTGAGAACCCTTGCCCCACAACTTGACCAGCTCTACCACGCATAGCACACATAAGTACGTTAGGGTATTCAAGGTCGTAATTAAGAGTAGCAGCAATAGAATCGCC